CCCCTTAATCTAATTTAACGTAAGCTTGAGCTATGGATTCAGTTCTAAGAACTTTCCTACCATAGACATGAAGACCACGTACAATGTCAGCAAAAGATTCTGTATCCCTCACTACTTCAGTTTTTGCAATTTGTGAAGCTGTTGATACGGCACCTTGATGCCCAGCTAAAACTACATGTACGTCAGTAGCACTAGCAGATGGCATGTTGTTAGACTTATAAAGTCTAAAGCCATTTACTAGTTGAGGAACAACTAGACCATTTCTTACTTGAGAGTTAGCTTCGTTTAAGAAGTTAGCATCAAGTAATTTTGAACTAGTTTGTTGTAGCTCTTCAAAGAATCTTGGAGCAGCTACAGCCCAGCGATTGTCTGTAGGTACATTACCATCGTCTAAAAGTCTGCCTAGACGAGCAAGTACGTTTACAGGGTCGATTTCACTAGTGTCAAAACCTGTGTCGATTGAGTTTGTTGCATGGTCAGCACCATATGTATTTGTTGATGTGACTTGTGATTGAATGTTAGATAGAACTTCACTATCGTAGCTGTCTTTAAGTGCATAAGCACCTGAAGATGTAGCTAGAGTTTCAAAGTTGATGTGTCCTTGTCTTTCCTCAATATCATCTACTTTAAAAGCAAATGCATTAGCTTTGTCGACTGTTAATTGAATTTCATCGTCAGCTAAGTCTTGAGTATTTACAGAGGAACCTCTAGTATACGCAGAAACTGTGATAGTGGGTTCTTTTATGATTCTAACAGTGTCGCCAAAATTTTCTATTTCTCCGAAGTAGTCAGTGTTGGAAATATCCTCAACAACTGAAGCTTTTCGGAAGAATTTAAGAACTTTTTGACTATAGATTTCAGGTAAGAAATTACCTGAAGGCAGGTTGGTATATCCTGCGGCAGTTGAGATAGCCATAATTGAATCCCCTTATAGTTAAAGTTAATAAATTAACGGATTCTACCCTCTCTTCTTGCTAAGTCGATTTCCTTTTCGTACTTTTCAAATTCGTGAGGTTTCATCCGTCTGATTTCCTCAGCACTCCACTCTTTCTTGCCTTTGGCTGGTTCCGACTTAGTTTTAGTAGGAACAAAGTCAGCAGCAGTATTAGTGGCTTGCTTTTTTGATGTACGAGAAATACCTTTATCGGCTTTATATAAATCTATAACTCTAGCAGCCCATTTAGCGTCAGTGTTATTTTTAGTAACTCCGTCTGCTATGGAAGGTGGTTGGTCCTCTAACCAAGTAATAAAATCTGCCTCTGCTTTAATCTGCATAAAATCAGGATGTATTCTAAGAAGTTCCTGTTCTGCCTTTTCTTTAGTTAGGCGTTGTCGGTCTCCTTGTAAGTCCTTAATTTCATCTTGCAGAGCTTTGGTTTTATTCTCAGCTTGAGAATGAGCCACAGTCTCAATAACATTATAAACATCTGGATATTGCTCTTTGAATTGTGTTAATTCTTCAGGCGTTTTAGGTGGTGTATAATTAGCACCGCCTCCTGATGCTTGTTTTGCCAAGTCTAGGAGCTCTTCTTCTTTCGATTTGTGCTCTTCGATTTTAGCATCATAATGCTTTTTTAAATCATCATACCTCTTTTTGTAGTCATGTTCAGGTTGTTCTGATTTGGTAGTCTGCTCTACAAAGCTTTTTGATTCTTCCTTGGAAGTAGCTGCTTCTGGAATTTCTTCTTCAGCAGGGTTCGGTTCAGGTTCAGGATCGTCTAGCTTGTTTCTGTAAGCCCCTTGATATGGAGCTGGTTCTAAATTTTCTTCTTCCTTTTCTAGTGTTTCTTCGTTCATTTTTACCTCATTGGGGGCTTTACTTTCTCCGTAAAGGTAGCCCATTCAGTTATTAAAGAGACAGGGTTGCTTTCGCAAGTAGCTGTCAACTAAGTGTTGGGTCTTTCACCAACTGACATAAGACCCCTGTTGTTCATCGTTTCGAGAACATTAGGACCTATATATTCTGTTAAATTCTTTGGTATAATGTATTCACCATTGTGTACATTGACTGGAACTTTACCTCCAGCTTTTAAATTTTTGCCTGCTTTCGTAGCAGCTCTTGAGAGCATGCGATTTACAGTGTCTTCACCATAAAGGGCTACAGCAGGCTGAGAGAGTACGAAATCTCCCTCTTTTAAAGTCATAGGAACATCATCTGCCCTTGCAGATGGTGGAGCTTTGCCTTTTTTGTTGACAAGTCCGTAATTACCTTTATTATACTGTACATTCCCACCCTTGTCAAGCGAAATTTTCCCACCTTGTTTTATTCCTACAGGTATTCCTACCTGTCCTATATTTGCAAATTTTTCAGCAGCTTCTTCTTTTGTCATTTTTTTACCAGTATAATTAGCTAAATCTGTTATGTTATTATCTACAATGTATTGAAATTCACCTAACAATTCTTTATATAAATCAGCAATCCCTGCCTGATCCCCACCAAAACGCCTACTTCTATATACACTCCCACCATCTGCAGTAGACTGATCTTTACCGTCAAAGTAATCTAATCTATTTAAAAACATTTCTCTAGGTGATCCTGATACATCCCTACTTCCAATCGTATAGTATAAACCGTCTCTACCACCATAATGTATTTGTATATCTCCTAAAAGATTAATACCATGCTCTGATTCTATACCTTTAGCTATCTGTACAAGAGGTTCTGCTATTTTTTTAGTAAATTCATAATTGCTATCATTACGTTTACTAGAATCATAGTCACCTATACCGAAAGATTGAACTTCAAAATCATCTAAATCAAAAGAAGCATACCCTGTTTTGTTAGAAGGTTTTTTCATACCTATTATAAATTGTATAGCCATAAGAGCATAAGCTATTGGAGCTGTTGCAGGGTTTGCAGCTAAATAACCTATACCTCCAGAAATAGCTGCATCTTTAGCATCACCACCTCTAAGTAAAGTTAAGGCTGCTGCTACTGTTCCTCCTGCAAGTTCTGCACCCATAGCATCAGATAAGTAAGCTGCACCTTCTACTCCTAATGCTGCATATGCTGCAGCTTCTAGTCCATCTTCTAAATCACCGCCCATAGCCATAGAAGTTATAAAACTTGCACCTGCTGCACCTATAGCTTTCATATGTGTTGCTGATTTAGAGGCTCCTTGTATAGCAGTATACTCTGCTTCAGTCATTAAACCTTGATCTACTGCTGTTTGAAAAGCATCACTATTAGTCATCTGTTTAATAGAAACATCTAAATTTTGTGCTGTATCTATACCAAATCTAGTTAGTATAGGTTCTATATTTGTACCTGTAGTAGCAAATACTTCACTATATGTTTTATTAACAAACATATCTACTACATTAGATTCTAAAAAAGAACCTGCACCTGCAATAGCA